TGTTTCAGCCCACAGGGCATCTATAATCCCCTGCAAAGCCCATAGGTACAGGCATACCACCCCCATGCGCTGACAAATGCGCGGCAATCGCGGCAAAAACCCCGCCCCCACGGGGGGGAAATCGTCGTTTTGTATTTAAATAAGGGGTCTCAGATTTTTGTACCAAAACCAACAGGACACCGTTTCCTTGCACGTAAAGACCCCTAGAAGGCTTTTAGGGCTCAACTAGGGGTCAACACACACAACACACATATAAACACCACGTAGAGCCTTATAGGGCATCTTACGGGCGCATACACAAAATTCTTGTTAGAAGTCAGGCTCCTCGTCCTCTTCCTCTTCGACCCACTCGATGACATCTTCAGGGTGATTCATGGCGTTCATCAAGCTGTGATGATACTTGGAACCCTCTACGAGGAGACCAGTGGTGGCGTAGGGGTCACTGAAGAACATATCGAATAGCGACGGGTTGTCGTCATCTTGAACAATGATAACATAGTTCTTGTAGTGTTCCCCAAGGTGGGCTCTGGCTGACTCGATGGGTGTCATTTGGAGGAACCTCCTTTGACGTTGACCTTAAAGGGTAACGCCTTGGGCTTGTTACTCCAGTCAATCTTGTCGTAGTTCTTGTCTTGTTTGGCCTTATTGTGACCAAGACGGTATTGGCATCCTTTACCCATCTGATTAAATTATTAGGTTCTCGAGGCGTCCGAGGATAGCCTCTAGGTTGTTGCGGTGGTTTACTAGAACACTGTGGACAGCCTCTAGGAGCTGCTGTTGGGAGGTAACGTCACCCTCAAGCACCTGTAGGCGTTCAGAGAGGGCTCTGTAGGTCACATCAAGGTAGACTACTAGTGCTACTAAAATGACTGTGAGTGTGTTTCTTATCATTAGGATTTAGTCTGGAAATATACCTACGTCAGTCAACACTTTTATGACGTTTTTACCCTTTTAAAATACACTCTTTTATCAAAGGTTCACTTTAAGTGGGGCAGCTGACGAGGATATACTTATAACACATACTTACCAGTGTTCACTAAGTGTTTCCTATAAGGAAAATTATAAGAGGGGAAATTACCTCGTCAAGCTTATTCCACTAGGGATTTGTTCTTTTTCAGATACCTCCGTCCCTTTCTTATCTGCATCCTCCTTATAGGCTGTTGATTATCAACGACTTACGATTTCACACTAAGCTTTTCAGATATTTGTTACCATGTAAGGGTGTTGTTACTACCTCCACGGGACTTAAAGTAGGCATCAGTAAAGGCTTGTAGCTGTTTATCCAGCATCTCGTTCTTACGTTCGTTCATCTTTACCTCTGCATCCTGAGCCATCTGTTCAACCCAGTAGGCTACAGCGATAGCTAGAGCGTCCAGACGGTCATCGTGAGTAATAGCACCACGTTCCCTTGTCAGGCGTGACATCTGGTAGAACAAGCTGTACTTAAGCTGGCTCTCGTGGGGATACTTCTGGATTGTTTCGTAGTCGTCCTTAACAACGTCAGGGTCGATAACAAGCTTATGACCAGCCATAACAGGCTCTAAGGTATCAATAATACGTTTCTCTTTCTGGGTGCTGTGGCGCACCTCTTCGATACTCACGGGGTAAATCTTATTGAGAAAGGGTTTCAATAGCTCGTTGAACATACCGTCACCAAAGTTACTCTCGGTAATGATGTAGTTAACCTTGTGTTCCTTGGCGAGCTCAGCGATAGCCGTAAGGGTCTGTTCCGAGTAACCACCCGAAAGACCACCAGCAGATGGCACATAGAGATACCCGTTGAGCATCTTACAGACAGCATAACCAGTTTCGTCCTTACCGCGACCAGCAGGGTCAACCGCAAGAACACTACCAGTGAACGGGATGTGGTCGCCAAGTGTCTTCATGGGGCGATAATACCGCTCACCAGCAAAGGCCACGTTAGGAACCGTAGAGTCCCACTCAAGGTCAGGGTCACGAGCCCACACGTAGCGCTCAGGGGCAATCTCGTTGTCGATGCTCGTAACAATCAAATCGGAAATCTTCAGGGGGTACTTATCCACGTCCGACAGGCGGCTATCCAACATGAACTGCATGGCGTAACCAGCAGAACCGTAACTAATCTTACGTTCCGCTAAATCCACGTCAGAGAACCGCAGGGGCTCAGTGGTCTTACCCTTCTTCTCAGAATCCACACAGAAGGACGCTACGTTGCCGTCATACGTCCTTTGGTTGTAATCAATGGTAATGTACTGGGAGGGCCACACACGCGTCTTGTAGCCCCGTTCTTGTAGCTTAGAATAGATACTGTCTTCTGTCTGGGGTGTTCCGAGGAAGATAACCTTACAGGAGTCGTCTGGCTTGAGGATGGCGTCGAACTCTTTGACCTGCTCAGAGAGCTTCTCCCGCATGAGCTGGGTAGCGCTATTGTTGGCTACCTCAATGTCATCCGCAATAATAAGGTCAGCACGTGACCCCGTAAGCTGTGAGGTGATACCTAGTGACTTTACGGAGGGAGCGTGAGAGGCGGGAGCTGGGCCCACATCGAAGCTAATCTTAGACTGGCGCTGGGCATCCTTGGGCTTCAGGTGTTGTAATATGGGCATCTCGTTGATGAGACGCAAGGTGAACGTCGAGAAGTCATCCGAGCGTGTCTTAGAGGCAGACACCACAAGGATGTTCAAGCTGGGGTTCAGTAAGAGCTGGTGTACAACGTACGCCGAGCAAATCCACGACTTACCGCACCCACGAAACGCCTGTACGATGGCACGCTTGTCGCCATTCTGCATGTAGTCTGCAATGTCGTACTGTAGGTCTGTGGGGTCGGGTAGGTTCAGTTGCTTCCATGCAAGGTACAGGAAGTTCTTGAAGTCCTTTAGTTGTGGAGGGATTTCCATAGGTTACTTGTTACGACCACGGTTCTCCTTCTTCGACTGAATACGGAGGTTGGACGAGGAATTATTATGTGGATTCCTGTCCTTGTGGTCAACATCTTTTCCTTTAACCGCTGCCGCTCCGTGTTTCTTAATAGCTAGTCTGCGAGCCTTGTTTCGGCTGCTTCTACGAGCGCGTTGCTCAGGCTTGGAGTGGTAGGATGAATATTCTTTTTTGTAATCTCTGCTCATAGTATTAAGGGGCATCGGTCACGATATTCGCAGCCGTCATATTGTACATAACAAAAGTGGCGTTACCCACGTTGTCTTGGATGTTAGAATAGGTGTCTCCATCGCCCATACGCCACCAGTGGGATGGAGTTGAGGTTAACTGCGATAGGTCGTGAGTGGTTCCACCGTTGTAAATAGAGGAGACGTTAGAAGTCTCGTTGGAGTCCCACACAGCAATCTCGTCAACACGTCCCCCGTTAATGTAGTTACCACTTGCGTAGCGTCCTACACGGAAGTTCTCCCCGTCAATCTGTCCAGACCATCCGTAGTTACCGTGAGCGTTCGCGAGACTAGCAGCGTTACCGTTAATGTAGATGTTAAAGCGGCTGTAGTAGTCCGAAACGTCAGCCGAGGAAGCACCTGTAGTACCACCATTGTAGGTAATGATGATGTTGTACCAAGTACCCGTGGAGAACGGTTGGTTGTTAGTTGTACGGCGTATGTAGTTATTGCTGGAGCCGTAGGTGAACCGAAGGTTCCCAGAGGTCGTTGTACGGACTTCTAGGTGACCACCGTTGGTTACATCGGAGTCGCCGAAGTAAAAGATGGTTTGACCGCTATTAAAGTTGTCAGGCTTGTACCAGATATGGATTGTCCAAGCGTCCCCACTTCCAGAACCGTTACCATTACGCCCTAGAACGTCGTCCAGAAGAGCTGCGTTGGCTCCTAGGTAATCTTGGTTCTCAAACTCGACACTCTTGGTGTTGGAGTAGGGCGGTGCAGCTACGTTCAAGGTAAGTGTTTGAGTGTCCTCACCATAGTAGTTAATAGCCTTAGCGGTTATGGTGTACGACCCAATAGCTAGAGATGAGCCACCAATCAGTTTACGGACGTTGCCGTCAACCGTAGCAATACCACTAGGCAGCCCTGACCACTCATAGGCTACACCGTTGGTAGCTGTAAGCTCATAGTTCAGGGTTTCTCCAGCAGTAAGGTTGATGGTGGTATTAGAGGTAATTGAAGGGGCTGTCCCAGAGCTAGAGGCTGTGTTTGTGAACAGACTATTGAGCTCATTTACAGCTGTTGCTAACGTCTGCGTAACGGTGATGCCGTCAATACGAGCGTTCGCTACTCTAAGGTCTTTGTAGAGTACGGTTCCAGAGGTGTGCTTGACGATGTCTATATGATTGTCATCGTTTGCTACCGCTTGTATGGAATTTACGGCGTAAGCATCCCCATTTGCTAGTAATACTGTGGTACTCGTGCTGTCCACTGAGAAGTCAAGGGTGTCCGTATCTGACAACACAAAGGAGCCTGTGTTACTCGCCACGTTACACTGTGTTGTGATATATTCAGCGGCATCGGTAGCTGACGTAAACACCGTTCCATCTGACTCCGAAAAGTCAGTGTAGGGAACCTGAAAGAACTCATAGACGTTATCACCTTCAATCACTGTACGGATGTCATTGATGACGTTGATACGGTCAGAGTAGGTGCTGTCTACCTCTGCGCTCAGGCAGGCGTTCCAATAAACTGGATTAGAGCTTCCTAGAAAGTTTACACAGTTACCAGCGTCGTTACGGATTACTCGGATAGCCATTATCGTTGAATAGTTACTAGGGTTGTAAGGGGAGAGACCTGTATCTGATTGTTCGCTCGGATGGCTGGTAGTGCCACAGCGTTTACGTCCTCATTGGATGCAAAATAAGCAGATATAATAGGTCTGTTTAGGTATGTACCGCCCACCGTACCTTCACCAAAGAAAATAGGTTGGGTAGTTAAGGGGAATGTGTATGTGGGTGTTCCGTCAGTGGCTCTTGTCTGCCAGATTAAGGCCACCTCTAGTGTCGTGTTGGCAAACTGTGGGATGACGTTGAAGTCAAAACGGACAAGGGCAAGGTCACCCGCTTTACACTCAGAGAAGTCATAAGACCCTGTAGCTGCTGTGTATTGGAGGTTTCCAGAGTTAACAGCATTACTGTAGGACGCTACATCAAAACTGAAGTCAAACATGCTGGATACACCCGCAGGCATATAGGAGCCACCAAACAGTCCAACCCCAGAAGCACTTGAGGGTGTTGGGTCAGTCCAGTACGGGGAGTCGTTAGCTGATTGGGCTGCACTAGAGAAACCAAAGCGCATCCATTGACCCGCATCAGACATTGCTTGGGTATACTGAACGTATTCACCGAGGTCGTTAGCTCCTGACTGCCCACTGAGGCGGTCTGCGAAACCACCAGTGAACTCATAGCCACCTTTGGCTTCTCTCCCTATGTGGTTCTTAAGTCCACCAATAGTGATACCCTCAGGGGTCATTGGGGAGTTACCTGTACGGTCTGTTGGGTCTTCTACGTGGATTTGTAGCGCATCGTGCAGATGGCTATTTTCGTCCAACATATTACCGTCACTACCGTTAGTAATAGCAGCGTTAACCTTAGAGGCGTTGTTTGAGATTCTTATCGCCCGTAGGTTATCCGTAGCTTCGCTGAGGGTAACTGTTTGAGCGTCTACGGATGCTACCGAGAGGGGCGACCAGTGTTTTCCCGTGTACCCCATAACGACAAGCTCAGATGCTTCGCTATAAGGGGGCTTAAAGGTAAACGGGCCTGTTCCTGTAGGGTTGTCTATCTGCGTATAAGAGAAACTCATAGTGGTTAGTTTGTTTTTATTGCTCCATGACTTTGTCAACGCCCTCGTCGTTAAACGGGAGGATGCTAACTAGATTAGCCATAGGGTTGTCGTTCTTAACCGCAGCGTGAATATTATTGTCCTTTAGAAGCTGCCTAGCGGCGTTTAAGTCGCTGGGGGTAGCATCGCCAGACTGGATGCGGGTGATGAACTCGTCGATTAGGAGGTCTTGTAGACCGTGTAGTTTTTCGTTGTTATCACTCATAGTTTCTGTCCTTTGCTATAACCACTCTAAGGTCGTTTAAAGCCTCAGAGAGCTTCTCAAAGCCCTCAGTCATCCTGAAGATAACCTCCTTGTGGTTGTCGATTAATATTTTATTAC